GTAATTTCTTCAGAGTCAGTTATTCCAATAACATTAGATCTTAATGGTGAGAAGAATGCCATGCAATCTGCTCTGTTTTCAACTACAGTAAGAATTTCTGCTGCTTTAGCTAGTGCCTCAGTATCATCTGCTCCCATAGATCCAGGAATTATAAAGTCAATTTGTTCAGATTCAGAATCTGCAAATAATGCCAAAGAAGTTGAATATGCCTCTAAATTAAAGGCATATGAATCAACACCACCATTAAAAACATATTGTACTGTTGCACCTAGTTGTCCACCAACAAGAACATCTCCGCCAATTGGATTTGTTGTACCTGATTTTTCTTGGAGAAGATTGTATGAGGAATTAGCAGCTGCAGTTCCAATTGCAACTCCGCTAGGAACAGAAAAAATATCAGTGGTATTTACACTACCAGCATAAACATAGTTTGATCTATTCTTAAGTGCAGTTGCATAATAATTGTTTTCTCCATTTGTCGTCCTAGCATCAGATGCTTTTGATAGACCCGCAAATTTTTCCAAAATTGTATTTGGAGTACCAGTTACTTTACCCTCAGTATCTACAATAATAACATGAATTTCATCTCTAAATCCATTTTTATTTGCAACAAATGGAGAAGTTCCTGGACGTTGTGCAATATTAGCCCATCTTAATCCTTTAATTACTTCTCTAGTTAGATATTCTTTTGCAACAGAACCAATATTTACACTGTTGGAATTTGCATCAGTAATATCATTACCAACTTGAAAATTAATCGAACCTCTATTGGTTACACTTAAAAGTTTTCTGGTTACTGAAGTAATACTTGCAGATGCTCCAGATGAAGATTGATTTAGTGTATCTGAAGTAGATACGATACCAGCATAATCGCTTGCAAGAGTAATTTCGACGATTTTCTCTGTAGAATCATATGCAACTACTGTGCAATTATCTCCCCCAACTAATGCATCGTCTTCTGCAAAACTACCAACAATATTAGATAGTTTTAGGATTAAAGAATACTTATATACTTTGGCAGCAGCTCCCGAAGATGCTGAAATATCTGCACCTTCAACAAATTTCCATTCGTCACCTGATAATGGGGCATCAAGTGTTAAAATTTGATCAGGACCAGCATCAGTCATGAATAGTCTTACGCCATTTCCGTAAGTACCTGCAGTTTTTGCTGCAAAAAACCAATCTTGACCTGTTTCAAAATTTGCTTCGAAGTCATCAATATTTTGAATTTTTGTTGCAGTTCCGTTAGTAACAGCGTTTTTTAATGCTGTAGCATCTGATCTAACAACTTTAACTGTACCACCATATAACATATATTGAGAAACAGCAAACCATGATTCAAAGTTACTGTCATTTGGTTTTCCAAAAATTGATTTTAGTTGCTCTTCTGTTGAAATTGTTCTAATTTCATTAATTGGTCCGCGAGCAAATTGACCAACAACTGCTGCAAAGGCAGGACTGCTTGAAGTAGTTACGGTAGAGTTGTCAATTTCTCTAAGAACTACACCTGGCGATAGTTGACTTAATGCCATGTTTATTCTCCTGGAAGATTTTCTAGGTTAATCTGAAATTATTTATGAAAACCCATTTTTCTATTGGGGAAACAATACATGAACATAGTCACCAATTAGGATATTCTGTATCAATATCTATTTTTTTTCTTCTGCTATTTTTAATTCTTTGTATAGTGCATTTTTTACACTCATATGAATATGCTGATGGCCAAGCCCCTCGATCTTTTCTAGTCAAATAAAAATCTGTTAATAAACTACCAACTTCACCACAAACTCTACATTTTCGATCAACGAATAATAAATGTTCTAAATTTATTTGACTATTTAAATCCACTATCGATATTCCCACAGATATGCCGTATCCCCATATTCATCTAGATGCCAACGATCGCCATCAACATCCACAAAACTTTGATCTTCAGTTCCATCTAAAATAAATCCGAATGGAGCCATATCTGCTTCAATTGCTTCTCTTTGATCATCATAGATTCTTTGACGAACATCGTTATTTGTCATTTCCCTAAAGTAGGGTTGCATTGCCAACCAAGAGAAGATAACTAATGACATTGCTAAATCATCATTACATCCTTCTTCTGCCTCAAAGGAATTACCCTTCTGAATAAATGTTGTCAGTTCGCTAATGATATCGTAATCTTTTACAATAAGTTTATCTTCCTCGATCAGTGCTTTAAGATTCGAGCAACCAACTTTCTTTACAGCAGAAGTCATGCGAACCCCAAGAGAAGCTCTTTTGCCGCTAAATCCTGATCCTACAATCTGACCTGCACGACCTCGCATTGAACACATTAACAGGTTGTCATATTCTAGATCGTATTGTAGAATATCAGCAACTTGAGCGCCGATATCATTGACTTCTATGAGAATGTATGCTTTATTATAATTCTTAGCAACGTCGTGAATAATATTCGGTAATAGAATTGGTTTGATATCGTTGTTCTTATACTTACCAACAATATTATATGGAATGGTTGTAATATCAACAATAATAAATGCCGAGTAATCTTGACTGGTTCCTCGTGAAGTATCTACAGTAAGAATATATTGATGATCTGGTTTTACTTCTTCATAAATATCCAATCCTTTATTTGAAGTAATCGGATCTTCATAAACCATATTTCTAAGTTTAGAAGGATTGATTAGAGTATCAACCGATCCTAAAAATTCGCATTCAAATTCTTGAGTGAATTGTCTTTGCGAGGTGTTGGCAATAGTCTCTTCTTTCCACTTAGCATCACGGCCAGGAACTTGAGACCAATGAACTTCCAAAGGAATATAACTGTTTTTCTGTCTCTCAGCATCATGCCAAAGTTTATAGAACATATTCATTCCGTTTGGTGTCGAAATAATAATAACTTTGGTTGTCTTACCAGATGAAATGGTAGGATATACTGAACTAAAGAACTGCTCAGCAATATTATTTGGAATGAACGCAAATTCGTCTAGGAAGATAATATTGAAAGAGTTTCCTCGGACTGCACTAGAAGATGTAGATGCTGCAATGATCTTAGAACCATTCTCTAATTCTAGAGATCCTTTGTTCCATGACAAGATACCATGTTGCATCCACTTAGGAAGATTTTCATATGATAACTGTAAACGAGACAGAAGTTCTCTTGACGTTTCTGCTTTGTTTGCAAGGATAGCAATCTTTACATTATCATTAAACAAAGCATAATGCATCAGATAGGAAACACACGTCGTTGATTTTCCTGTCTGTCTTGGTAGCTTTGCAATGTTGAATCTATTATTATGAAAATTGTTGATGAGTTGTTCCTGAAAATTCCACATCTTAAATGGAATAAGACCCTCATCCAAAGAAACAATCTTTATATAGTTTCTTGCAAAATAAATGGGATCTTCTCGGCACTTGATAAATTCCTTAATCTGCTTAGGAGTAAATTCAAGTGCTACGTTTGCTTTTTTTAGATTTGGATTACCAAGATAGACCTCTTCAGGTTTCATACAATATCAACAATTCCAGGCACGTAACGACTTATTTATACGGGAGTTTGGATCCCTTGCAGTTTTCTTAGAAGTTAGTTTAGATTTCATTCCTTTCATTCTGGCACAGAATGATGTCCTACGGGGATTACCAACAACCTTTGAAGGTGCCTTAAGGTCAGATCCAGGATTTTCTTCTTCGTAAGATTGACGTCCTTTTTCATTTAGACCACCATTTTTATTCTTACCTTCTTTTCTTTGCCAAGCAGCACCTTCTTTAATAAAGTCTGCAAATGATTTTACTTCTTCTTTTACATTTTCATCTTTACCTGCCATGTAATTTGCACAGGTAAGAATGTTCTCTGTTGCAAGAGTTACTTTTGCCTGAACCCAAGCAGGAACTTGCATATCATCGGACTTGATTTGTGCCCTAAGGAGTGCAACTGATCTTTCAATGGTTTCAAGTTGATTGTTGATCATTGCACCTTCACTATCAAGCATCTTGCCCATAGCAATTGCGGTGTGATCTTCCCTTAGTTTCTTCTGTGCTTTTTCGTATTGTCTGTGTGCTCTGTTTCTTGCTGTTTCTGCTTCCATAGGACTCTTGCCTGCTTCAGTTGCAGCTGCATGTGCCGCATCTCCAGCAGCTTTCTTTCTAGCAGCGTGGTCGGCAATTTGATTTTGTCTTTGAGTATTTGAGACAACTTCAGACGAACTTACTCTTTGTTTGATGCCACCGAACTTTGCTCTGCGAGCAGCACCCGTCCCTGTGTTTTCGTTTAACATATCAACCTCCAACAATTTGAACTTCTGTGATGTGACCCGTTGCAGCACCATTATCATCAGGTTTTACAGAAAACTTGATAGAGTTTGATAAAGTTGCAGTTCCAGTAAAAGCAGAATATCCAGATGAGTTTAGTGATACAGTTACAGTAGTGTCAGTGACAGCAGTGACAGCAAGGTGAGTAATACCACTATTGTATGCGGCAACGGAAGAACCTGTGCAAGTTACATAATCACCAACTCTAAATGGGTGTGATGGAGTTCTTCCATCTTGTGCCATGGTAATCACTGTATTAGAAGCACCAGTGGTCACTGAAGTAATTACACCTCTTTTTGGTGATGCTGCTTTTACTAATTCTACAGATTCTTTTGGAATATGTAAATCGTTGCTTTCTGCGGTTGGATTTCCTCCCCAAGCAACGTGAATAGCATCATTAGAATCAGCAACAAAACGATAAATTCCACTCATCACAATAACCGCAGATGACTGTGCAGCAGCACCGCCAGAGCAACTTACTGCAGCAATATTTTGTATAACTTTTAAAACCGACATATTAAACTCCGAGATTAATTCTTTCCTATGTTTTATTTAGTCCCCTTTGCATTTTGCTTGAGGAGCTTTGCCAACTGTGATGTTGATCCAACAAACATAGTATTATTAACTGTAGTAGGACTTGATCTAGGTTTCTCATCGATTTCTTTCATTTTTTTCTGAAGGTCAATCAATTTATCAGCAACATCAGCAACGTTTTTAATTAACTGTCCAGCAACCTCATATGCTCTGGGGTGATCTGAACTTCTAGCAACATCAAGAATGCCGTCGATGGCTTCTTGACCTTTCATGACAAGATTGTGCAACTGTGCTCTAGTTACTTCATAATCTTGTTGTATTTCTGGTTTTTGAGATGAAGGGACTTCTTTTAGTGATTCAATAATCTCAGTTGGTTCCACGTCAAAAACTTGGTCCAGTCCTTCAAATGTACTCATATCGGTTCATCCTCTCCTGTTTCCGGATTCCATTTTTTCATATCTGTAAATTCTGCGTAAGTTTCATTAAATCCAAAATCATCATCCGAAACTGCATCAATTGGATCTGGTTCAACTGTATATCTTTGAACTCTTGGCGCATTTATGGTATCCATAGATGGATAAGTATCTGCAATAACTTTTCTTATCTGGGTAATATCTCTTACTGGTCCATAGACATAAGTTTTTGCAGTAAATGTTAAAGTATAAATTAATACTCTTGCAACATCTAAATCTCCTTCATATTGATCTCTATAAGAAACATTGTCCAAATTTATAATAACATCTTTTACCTCAACAATCTCTGGAATCATTTGAATTGTGATATTAAATGATGGTTGAAAAAATGGTAAAATTTGTTCCACAATCTGCAAAGCATCGTCTTGATTCTTTGATAAAATATTTAATTCAAAATTTAAATTATATGGAACTGCAATATATGATTTTTTATCATCAACTCTGACAATTTGAGTCGGTGCAACTTTACGACTATTATCATATGTAATACCAGTCATTTCAAACGCAATCCTTGGTAACGTAATTTGAATTTTTGATTGAGTTGGGTCAGGAGTTTGTCTTAAACGTGAAAGGTATTTTTCCGCAGGTCCATATGCAAGAGGAACTTTCATAACCTCTGTTTTGCTTTCTGCAACTCTTCTCAATTGAATATTATTAAAAAGAGTTCCAAAACCAACGATGGTTTTTTTAAAAATTTCGTGATAAAAATAGGTTCCTAACATTAAAATTTATCTCCAATATCTCCGATTTCACCAAATGGATTTTCTTCAGTAAAGTCCAGGATAAGATCCCCCTGGACCTCAAAGTATTTATTCTGGGCTCCTTCAATTTCACCCATGTTATAAGAATCTAAAATATTAATAGTTCTAGTTGTTCCTGAAGTTGCACCAACAACATTTTCATTATCTTTAAATAAACCTGTTAAGTTATTTAGACGTAATGCTCTTGTGCTAGAATTCCATGATACAACCTCTCCAGTTGCATCAGATGTTGATCCAGTGACTGTTTCACCTATAGTATAATTTCCAGTACCACCAGAAGCAAATGTCAGATCTAATGTATAACTATCTTCCTCTTCAATTTCATCAACAGCAGATATTCCAGTATCCAGATCTTCATGACTATACTGGAAGAGTTCGCATTTCAGTTCCCAAACATAACCTGTACCTAATTGATAGAAAGGTTTTTCATGCTCTACAAATGTAATTTGATATAAGTCACTGGAAAAAGGTGCCCAAATTAAATCACCTTCATTCGGTCTGCCATCAACGATTAAATCTTGATCATCGACAGCTTCTGTAAATCTTCTTCTCGAAATCACAAATGTCGTTTTATCTTCAATTCGAATACCAAACTTGGTTAGTAAATCACCCTGACCTTCCCATCCATCTACAGTATTGCAATATGCTCTAATTTCATACGCACCATTAAAAGAAGACATAGTATCTTCGTTGAAAAGACTATCTTCTTTTACTAAAGTTCGTGGAATATAATATACAGTTTGACCGTAGATATCAATAGATTCCGTAACTAAATCATTAAGAAGATTTTGCTCTGCAGAAGTACCATTTAAACGCAATCTACAATCTGGTACCGGGTTTGGACTTTGAGTGCAATTAGAAGATGTCATTTGATTATCCGATTAGATCTAGAGGCGGTAATTCGTATGTAGTTCTTAATGTCTCTTGTAACTCTTTAATCTTTTCGTTTGCATCTTCAAGAATTCTTCTACCATTAAGAGTTACACCACCAAGCATTTGAATTCCATCATACTTACTGAGATTTTGACCCCATTGTTTTTGAAATAATGCTGTTACATATTCTTTCAACCAATACTCATTATACGTTTCTGGATATAGCTGTGGATCTACACCCATAGTGCAATCAACAACAAAATATTCGCCCGTACCTAATTCTCCCCAATCAATATCAACATAAAGTTTTTTCATGTTTGATGTATATCTTATTCTCTTATAAAGTCTTGAATTGGTAATCCAATCTAAAGTTTCCAAGTAATTCTGTACCATGTAATAATGTACAATTTGATTATTTGTGAATGCGTAAATGTCATTCAAAAATAACTGATATTTGATGTTAAAAATATTACCTGGAATAGATGATGAAGTACTAACTTGGGTATAGACATTATCAATACCCTTTACATAAGGAGGTAATTCGATATAATTTGCTGCCTGACTCCAATTTGTGCCTGTAATATTTTCAACCCCCTGGGCATATTCTTTCATCTCCTCAGTGATTTCTATTCTGAGAATAGTTCTATAAGATCCTTCATAATGAAAATCTTGATAATACTCAATTGCCTGTTCAATAAGATCATCTAGTTGATCATCACAAACATTAATATCTACAGCAGGATATCCTAGTCTGCGTAAGCAGTATTGCTTAAGTTCTGATTTGGTAGCTGGTTTTGTGGATGACATTTAGATTCTCCTTATCAGGCTAGTAGTGGTAGATATCTAATAGAAACATTATTAGTTCCTGCTGTAGGTGCAGTGGTTAATGTAACCACAGCACCAAACGTAATTGTATTACCAACCGTAGTTGCTGTGTTATCTACAGATAAATTAACTTGAGTTCCAACGATAGTTGTGATTACTGCATTGATTCCAATTCCAGTTCCGCTTACTGCCATCCCTGGAACTAATCCAGCAGTAGAAGCAACGGTTACAAATCTATTTGTAGCAACACCCCCCGTCGAAACCTTAGATGTTGAATTTATATAAGTATATTCTACTGTAGGTACGAGAACCAAACCATTGACAATTACAAAAATATCATTTACTGTTCTATTTGAATTTGCTGAGAATGCAGTTTTAGTACCAGTCCCGTTTTGATTAGAGGTTGTGTAGATTGGGGTAATAGCAATATCGCCACTACCATCAAAGGAAACTCCATTGATGGTTCTTGCTATTGCCAATTTGGTTGCTGTAGCAGCATTTCCACTTAAAGTTGCAGTAATAGTTCCTGCAATAAAGTTTCCTGATGCATCTCTTTGAACAATAGTTGATGCAGTATTTGCTGAAGTAGCATTAGAGGTAACAGTAAATGTAGTACCACTATTTCCATTATAAGTTGTAGAACCGGAAATACCACCTCCAGTTGTATTCAAAGTTAACGTACCTAAATTAGATCCTAATGAAACACCAGAAATCGTTGAATTATTTAATGCACTATTTGGAATTGAACTTAGAGATGCTCCAGAACCACTATGAGCACCACTAAAAGTAGTAGCAGTAATAACGCGAGCAGTAAAATCACCATTACTATCTCTTGCAACAATCGTACCTGCTGAGTTAGTGTTAGTTGCGTTGGATGTAATTGTTGGATTATCAAGAATACCATCGGCATTAGTCACACTTAAACCAATTCCCGAAACAGCAACACTCCTAGTAGTTGCTGTACCAGCACCAGTTCTAATAATCATTCCTGTAGTTGATAGTCCTGCAACTGCAGTTAGATCTGCATCTAAACCTTGAGCATCAGTAATACCATAACCAACAAGAGTCGTTGGATTAGTTCCAGCAGTTACAAGACCCTTGGCATTAATGGTTACGGATTTGTATGTTCCTGCAGTAGCTACTGAAGCAAGTGTTAATGCAGCAGAAGCATTTGTCGAACCATCAACACTCATCGAACCAGTGGCATCTCCGGTAAAGGAAAGTGTTCGTGCAGTTGTCCATTTTCTAGCATCTCTAATCGTACCGACAATATCCTCATTATTAAATGTTGCTGTTGCATTTACAGTTAGAGTATCTCCAACTGCATTACCAATAATTGTATTACCTTTAACTGTTAGATTGCCCTCAGTTAAAATACTACCATCTGTCGAAGCAACTACAAATTTAGTTGATGTACCATCGGTAATGGTAAAATCTTCACCAACAGTAGGGGATCCGACAATAGTAATACCTGCATTAGCAGTAATCAAATTAGTGACCGCGAGAGTGGAACTTAATGTTGTAGCACCAGTAACTCCCAAAGATCCAGTTAAAGTACTATTTCCACCGACTCTTAACTGCTTAGCAATTGCAACACCACCAGCAGTAGAAATAGATGCATTATTATCAGTTGCAGTAGAAGCATCCTGAGTATTTAATTGTCTGATAATACCAGAATAGGCTTGTGTTCCCTGGTAATCGATACCACCTTGATATACTGCTGAACCATATACTTTTACATCACCATTTACTATGAAGTTACCACCAACGTGACCACCACCAGCAACTTGTAAAGCACCAGCAAGAGTAGGAGTAGATCCCCCAGCCGGAATGGTTCTTGCTGTTGTATTAGTAATTGATGTAATACCAGTAATGGTAGTAGCATCATCAATAGTAGTAGTACCACCAGCAGAGTCAATTGTTAAGTTTCCAGTAGAAGTATCAATTTCATTATCACCAGTAATACCAATTTGAATATTATCAATTGAAGCACCACCATTAGCATCAAGTAATCCAGTTAAGGTTGTATTTCCACCAACATTCAAATTTTCTGAAATACCAGTACCACCAGTAACAATTAGAGTTCCTGATGTAGTTGAAGTTGATGTTGTTCCTGTGCTTAGATTTAATCTTCCAGCAAACAGTCTTGCATCAGTACCGCCAAATACTTCTGATGTATTAGAAGCATTTTCCAGGAAGCGATAACCCGATGAAGAATCATCCCAACCAAAGAAACCTAGTTTTGCAGATACATCAAAATATCTAAATTCAATGCCACGATCTTTGTTATCATCTGAAGATGGTGCAGTATCTCCACCAAGAGTTAATACTGGATCATCAACAGTAATCGTTGTTGCATTTACAGTTGTGGTTGTACCATTAACAATTAAATTTCCAGCAATAACTGTATTGGTATTATTTAATGTTATAGTTCCTGTAGAAGCACCAATACTAACGGTAGTTGCTGCTCTACCAATGTGTACAGTAGTAGCAGCTGCATCAAATAGTGTAGCCGTGGCAGAAGACGTAGTAATGTCTCCACCTAAAACATTAATATCTTGACTGAATGTTGCATTACCAGCAACTCTGAGTTGTGCTCCAATTCCAACACCACCAGTAACTACAAGAGCACCGGTAGTAGTTGCCGAAGAATCGGTAGTATTAGTAATTGATGTAATCCCAGTTACACCTAAAGTGTTGTTAATTTGAGTTGCACCAGTAATAGTGGTTGATCCACCAACTCTTAGTTGATTGTTGATCGAAGCTCCACCAGAAGAAACAACTAAAGCACCAGTTCCAAGTGTAGTTGCGTCTGTTGTATTTGACAGTGTAGTTACACCAGCAACTCTGAGTTGTGCTCCAATACCAGCACCACCAGTTACAATTAGAGCACCAGTGGAAGTTGAAGATGCATCCGTAGCATTTGTAGTAACAATTTGGCCAATGCTATCAAGTCTTCCTGTTGAAGATGTAATTTGAAATTTGAAAGGTGATAAACCATCATTGTCAATAGAAACATTACCCTTAAATATGGTGTTGCCACTATAGCTTACAGCACCATCTACGTCGAACTGACCATATATTTTTAAAGATCCACCAACAACCAGTCCGTTAGCAATTGAAGCACCACCATCAACTTTGAGAGCACCATAGGTTGCGAGAGAAGCATATGCAGTTCCCGAAATTGCACCAGATACATTGCTGTTTGTGGTATTCTGAATATTGACGGTTGAAGTAGATTGAGTTGTTAGATTGCCAGTAAGAGTTGTTGCACCAGTTACACCTAAAGTTGAATTTAAAGTTGTAGCATTAGTAACTTCTAAGGTTCCTAAAATTGCAGTATTACCAGATGCAGTATCGACTAAGAACTTAGTGACTGGACTACCAGCCCCATCAGTAATTCTAAAGTATTCCGTTGCTGATGTTGTATTACCTGCAATCGTTACACCATTATTAAATGTGGCTAAGTTAGTAACGCCCAGAGTGCCCTGTAAGGTCGTGTTACCAGCAATATTAGTAGTTCCACCCACCGAGAGGTTCTGACTGATTCCCGTGCCTCCTGTGACTACCAAAGTACCTGTGGTAGTGCTGGTTGAACTAACGTTACTACTGAGGGCAAGGTTGCCAGCAATAAGACCAGCATCAGTACCAGTAAAGACTTCAGAAGTATTTGTTGCATTGAAGAGAAAACGATAACCACCTGTAGTTCCTGCCAAGGTTGCATATGAATCATCCCATCCATAGAAACCTAAACGTGCCTGAGTATCGTAATACTTAAACTCAATACCACGATCTTTGTTATCATCTGTAGTTGGAGTTTGATCACCACCAAGAGTTAAAATAACATCATCAATGGTAATCGTTGTTGAATTTACAGTTGTTGTTGTACCATCAATTTGTAGATTACCTCTGATTTGAACCGTGCCTGTGTTATCACCAATACCCGCAGGATCAAGAACAATAGTCGAATTGGTTGAACTTAAAACATTACTAGCAAAGTAGAAATCTTCGACACGAACATCAGCATTAGAAGAAATTAGAGATATTTGTTGATTTGCTAAAAGAGAAATAGTTGTATTTGTTGATGTAATATCAATCGATTCATCTGCAGTAACTTCAATTTTTGCCTGTCCTGCTCCAGTATTATTGGCAGTCAAACGAAGGAATCTATTGGATGCTGTATTTGCATCCATAAGAATAGTAAGAGAACCAGAACGATTGATAGTTTGAATTGCTGTACTGGTTTTGTCTAGTGTAATGTCAGAGAAAATTGTTGAGGTAGTAGTATTAATATCTACACTATCATCGGCAGCAAGACACTTAAGAAGAGGGCTACCATTAGTGTTATTAACGGAAAGATTATTAATAGTTGTAATTCCACGATACCCAGTAGAAGCAGTGAGCTCATTATCAAGCTCGTAAGCAGTATAAGAATTGCCATCTGCAAAACGAATTTGATTGTTTTGAAGTTGAGTATTATCTACACCAGCAAGAGCAATTACAACATGACCATTTGCATCTACGTCGAAGTCTTCCTGATCGAACGATGCAAGACCCTTCTGACGGGTTGTAACAGTTGCTAGGTGTCTCCAGGTTACTGTTCCATCTGAAACATCTCCAGTAGTATGAGTTGGAGCAGTGACACCTGAAGTTCCTGAGTCGAGTGCTTGATAAAGTCTTCCTCCATTAGTTACTTTTGCATATCGAATATATGCAGTTCCAGAAGTCCAAGCAGATGAAGTTGTTCCCTCTACTGCTGTTGCAATTGGATAATCTGTTGCAGCAGTCAATCTTCCAAATTGATCAACAGTAAATTGTGTCGCAGTAATAGTTTGAGTTGCACCAGCAATTGATGGTGTATTATATGTACCTGGGTTGACAGTAGTATTAATCAAATCCAGAATGGGGTTTCCAGATACACCAGAACCATTGGTTACAGAAATTCTTCCAGATGTACCAGTGATTGATCTTGTTGCAATATTACCGTCAGATACTCTGGTAATAATACCTGTCGTTGTTAAATCTGCAATACCCTGAAGATCTCGGTCAAATCCTTGAGCAGATTGTCCTTCGACAGTACCATCTATATTGTATTCTTCAATAGAAGAAGGATTAGATGCATTAGTAATACGTCCTTTAGCATCTACAGTAACTTTTGTATAAGTACCACTACTATTTGGAGTGCTATCATAGTGGGGTAATGTTGGTACAATTTGTAAAGATGATACGAGATTTAGGTTTGCTGATCCATCAAATGTTGATGAAGCTGTTATGTCTCCAGTAAGTGCAATTTGACGAGTGTTTGCAAGACGAGTTGCTGATGAAGAGTTTCCAATCAGTGATGCAGTAATTAAACCTGCCTGAAAATTACCATCAGCATCTCTTTGAACAAGGGTGTTTGGGGAGTTGATAATTGATTCTAAAGGTCTTTCATATCTTAGGGAATTCCAAGGAGTAATACCATCACCAATTTTAATACGACCAGTATCAATCTCGATTCCAAGTTCACCAATGGCTAACGTTGGATTAACGTTTGACCATTCTTGAGCAGATCCTCTTCTTAATTGTATTCTGTTTGCCATTGGTAATTATTCCGAAAATCCTTTATACATTTAATATACCCATGTATTTATAAAAAGAATGGGGGAGATATCCCCGCATTTTCACTCTTTAATATTTTCTTCAATTTCCTCCGTTTCTTCTTTTGAAATATACTCTAAAGTTTCAATTGCACCCAAAAGTTTCAATGCAACGATTTCATTGTCTTTAATTTTTTGTGCTAATTGTTGATTTTCTGACAATAAATTTTCATGTCTCTCACGAAATTGAACTAATAATTCCTCGGGAGAAGTTTTTTCAATCGTCATAGTTTTTATCCTCAACTAATAATTTAAGTAATGTTTTAATTTCGTTCATATCTGAAGAAAGATTTGAGACATCAGATTTTAATTTCTGAAGTTCATCTCGTTCCTTTTCTAAACGACGATAATTATTCATATAATTATCGTATTCAGATCTATTTTTATTTATTATAGCACCAGAACGAGGATCACGAACCAAATTCTGATGATTTTCAACCTTAATGTAATCCATATTATGTTGCTGTAGCTATTGCTCTAAAGTATTTAAATTGCGGGACGATTGCTTGATTGCTAGAAATCATACAAATTTTAATTTGGAATTTGATAAATTCTAATCCAGTTGCACTATACTCATATGATTTAAATACATAATCATTAACAGCAGAAACTTGTTTATCTGGACCACCAGTAGTATTGAAGAACTCCCATGCTATTTCATTTTCGTTATCAGAAAATCCAACCGGAACGATTCTATAAAGAACCTTGAAATTTGCCTCTGGGGGTCTATATGCATCAAAATAAACTTTAATGCTTCTAGAAATTTGATTATCTAGAGCAATCATTTTGGTAATATATACAGCTTCATGGGGATCATTTGCAAAGAGAAGTGCATCGGTGAAATTTGATGGATTATTGATTCTATTAGATGTAGTTGTAATGCTGGATCTATCCAGATCAATCACTGGTGTTAATTTATCAGTTTCACTAGTGAGATTTAATTCCATAGTAAATGATTTTGCACCAGCTAACTTGACGGATTCGTTAGTACCCGATAAAATTAATTGTTGGTAACTTAAATAATTTGGAGTATTTAATGTAACTTCGGAATAAGATCCATCATTTACAAATGATACTTCTGTAGGTGATCCCGTATTAATTGATGATCCCGAAACCGTATTTATTCTAGATATAATTGTTGTTGTTGAATGTTTTACGGTTTGAATATTTGGCGTTATAACCTCAAAAGGTATATTTTGAGTTGCTGTTCCTGCACTACCACCTCCAGTTATCCCATTTGTAGCAACAGAAGATACTGCTAATTCATAAGTGTCTAATGTTGGAGATTGAATATTAGTATGAGTAGTATTAATTTCTATTAATGGAATACCATCGAAATTATAGCATTCAACAAAAGAACCTTCTGCATGATCGGCAGCAGTTGTATTTCCCAATCCTCTACCATTAGTCTTAATTGTAATTGTAGTTGCATCATTTCCAATACTTTCATATGCCATGATTTCATCATCAATTTTAATATAACCTGTATTAGTAGATGAAATATCAAGACCATTGATTGTAGTATGGAAAGCAGCTGCATCAACAACTGTTAATGAAACATCAGTTTTAGTAATTGCAGTTTTTAATGTTGTTGGCGCTATTTCGGAAATTATTCCAGAGATTGTTACTTGATTAGATAAATCGTGCATTCCATGATTACTATGAGATACAGTAACTTTTTTCACTGCACTGGAGAATGATGGTGCTAAAGAAAGATATTCTTGCTTAGTATCTCCAGAATATGTTGTATTTGCAGCATCAACAGTTCCCGAAATAGTTGGATTACTTTGTGAAATAGTCTCGTTATCACTAAAAACATTTGAAACATAATTCACAAGTAAAGTACCATACGCGCCACCACTATCTAAAACCCAACTCGTTACAATAGCAGTAGCACCACTGGTTGATCCTGTTACGGTTTTTCCAACCGTAAATGTCCCTGTTGGAGGTCCATCAACTCTAATTGATGCTATCGATTGACTACTAATAATAGGATAAGATACAACTTGATTGATTAAACTACCTTGCAAGAAAGTTCCATCTACATTATCAACAACTAATTGTCTTGGTGTAGTAGTAGTAACTACAGATTTAATTGTTGCAGAAGCATTAGTAATTGCTTGATAGATTCTAGCCCCTATAGTAAAATTGGAAGTACTTGTAGATAAAATCAATGTCATCGATGGTGACAATGATTTAATTGGATTTTCTCTGAGTGTTATAATACCTCTATTTCCAACTCCAAGAGCAGCATTATTTAAAACTAACTTACCCGATAGAGGACCAAATTTTGCTCGATAAATATTAAATTTAAGGTCTTGCAATTGATTAGGAGACCAAGTAGATGCATTTTGAGACTTAAATAACACACCAGCATAGGGTTGAGCAGAAATAGTTCTATCACCAGTAATATCAATCTCTCCCATTTCCGAGATCCATACAGTATATTTGTTAGAATCGGAGAAAAGTACAAAACAATATTCTTCAGTATCACTTAAATATACTGGCGCTGGGAATACAAATTTAGTAGCAATTGAAGCATTTTGAGAAATTTCGACATCTTCTGGATATATGGAAACAGTAGAGTTTGGTAAGATTCTTGGAGTTGGAATACCATTTTGCATGATTCTTAATTGACCGCTAACTGGAATGGTTGGATCTTTGGAGTTAAAGAAAATATCTACTTTAGATAAGTAACAACCACCTTTCTCTTGAACAATAAAAGATTGTGCTAGAGGGTCCCACCAACCAATTTGTACCGATTCTTGTCTAGTTCTAGAAGTTGTTCTTTGTTCAGTTAATGGAACTGTAGCAATATCAGCATTTCTAATCGATAAAATAGTTTCTTGTGATGTTTCCAATATTCCAGTTGCTTCATAGGTAACTTGAGCATTTGATGAAGTAGAATCACCTGGTAAAGAAGGTGAATCGGTAGGGCTAGTTGTTAATTTAAATACTCTTCTACCAGTTGCCCATTTTGGATTTGTACTAACTGTTCCTTTCGGAATAAAGAAAGCACCTTTAAATCTTCCTGCAGGATCGGTGATAATTCTCCTATCTTTAATTACTGCTTTTGCACCTGAAGTTAATCCTTGAATAATATAATTTACTTGAATATTACCATAGTATGTTGGACTAACTTGCTCAGATAATGAATTAACATCAATATTTAAATATGCAGTATCTGATGAATATACTGCTGCTAACTCAGCAGAAGTATATGGATTATACTTGTATCCATCATTCAAAGCAGCTACTTTGGCAGAAAAAATTGTAGTTCTAACTCCGGTTGAAGATACTTCTTGCACCCTAACAGTTTCACCAATCTGGAATGGGATACTATTAGTATTTGAATTTTGAGTTGGATTTTTAAGTAATTCTAAAATTTTTGGAATAATATACTCTGTAACAGCAACATTATCAAAGAAAGAATAGAATCTGGTTGTTGGTTTTAATCTTTCTGCCTTAATTGCTATATTTCTTGATCTTATCCAAGGAATAGAAGTTTTATTAATAATTCTAGATCCTAAACTTTGCTGATCAAATCTTTCAACCAATCTTTGCTGAGTCCCTGTTCTTCGTTGAAGAATTCCTGTTGTTGTAGTAGTTCGTGTTCCAAAAACAGTTTCCCACCGCCCAGTTGCCCCCAACCAACCTCTCCATTCACCACCACTAGTCGTTGTTACTGCACCCGACCAATCTTCCACCCAAGATCCCCATTGTTGAGGACCAAATCCATTTTGATCTGCTCCGATTTCACGAGCTCTAGAAGAATAATCTCCTTCTACACGAACAATATTTGGAGCAACAACTTCCGTTTCTATCCAATCATCACTACTTGGATTTAATTCAATACCGCCCAAAAATGTAAATACATTAAATGGATTAACATTTTCAGTTCTTGATGCATATGGTTGAGTAATTAATAATTCATGAACGTAAGGTAAAGTAATCAATCCTACATTTCTTACTACATTATTAGATGCAGTTTGATTATAAATTAATCCAATATTAGTAGTATAATGAGAAGGACGTAATATTCTCTCTGCAAAATCTATAGAGGCAGAATGATCCGGATTGTCTTTATCAATAACATTCTGATTTTCAAAAGAATCGCAGAAGAAACCATTTTTAAATTTATCATTTCCAAATTCATCTTTAATTATTAATGTATTGGTTTCTTGCTCAAGTAGAGTTAAAACACTATAATATTCAACATTTTGAATTCTACGATCCAACAGTGCAATATCTCTCATAGTATAACGTTTAATATTTTCTTTAAATACTAAAGCATCAATATCAGGATCATATCCATATGCATTATATGCTATAGTTGCCAAAAGCATTGCACCATCAACATCATCTGGAGGAGACGGGATCTCTTCCGGCTTTCCTTCAACAAGGAAAAATCTGCCATCAGCATCAACAAATACTTTATCAATTCTTTTTACAAAATATGAATAATCGCATCTAAAATCTGAGTCTTGTTTTGGTATATCAAAAATTGTAGATCCCTGATCAGGATCAAAAACTCTACTGGAAAAATCAAAAGTTGAACAATTTACTATAAATGGATCTGATATTGTGCCATTTCCTGATGCTAATTTATTTACACCTGGTCTAAAATCTAAAATATCTCTTAGTTCTTTCTTCTGAATTGTATTTTCTCCAGATCCAGCAGAAGAAATAAATGAAGGAATATCCGAATAATCTGTGCCAACGTATGAATTGATATTGAAATAATCACCTGTAGATTCATGCGAAAAATAATCACAAACTATTTTCAATTTACGAATAGGAATATTTCCTGTTTTTGTTCTAGTAAGTTTAGAACAATCATAAAAAAAATCTTTTTGATTGCTATCTAAAACAAATGATGAAGTTATATTTTTGCTACCTTTATTGATTGATCCTGCCGAATCACTAATTAAAGCATTTAATACATCTCCATCAGAATTATATCCTATAATAGTTTCATTTTGTTGAAAATTTATCGATGTTTCATAAACAATACTTAAACGAAGAGTTCCAGTATTAAAATCAACTACAAATGCTTTAGCACCAGAAGTTTTACCTGTAATAATTGATCCTGTTGCAAAGAAAGAAGCTTCTACTAAAGTGATATATGGAATCACAGCCTCATTAGTATCTACAGATTCATATACTGCTCTCAATTTATAAACATCTGCTTTTCCTAAAGAAATATCCTTATCTTCGATTCTAGTTCCATATAGATTACTATATGTCAATCCATATTGAATTTGATCGCTAGATTTCAAAGTCTTATTTATTTTCCAAACTCCCATTTTAATGGCATTTTTAACTTTTGGAGTTGTTACGTTTTTGGAAATTACCGCATTAAATCTAACAGCAGTAATTCCAGTTAAATTTGCAACTGTTATAGTTGATCTTGGTGTTCCACTGGTATTAAATGTTGTATAAGCAACACCTCCAGTTGAAGAAGTTTGCAAAGATATTACTTGACCAACAGTATATGATCCACCAGATATAGCAGTTATTGTTAAATTATAATTTTCCGATTCAACAGATTCGAACTGTTCATTCTCTGCTAGAGCAATCGTAAAACTTTGACTAGTTACTTGTGGTTCATAAGTCCTTCTTATAATCATACTTTCATCAGAAATATTCTTAATCGATCCTTTTGGCATTTCTGTAAATAAATCTGCCTGAGCGAGATTATCTAAGTTAGGTCTATATCTGATTACTGTAGTGTAATCTGTATTTGTCGTAGGAGTAAATCCAGAAGAAGTAGTTACTTTAATTGTTTGGCTAGAATATGTAAATATACTAGTTAAATCAAATCCTGCAGGAACAGCATCAACAATAAAATATTGCGATGGCGAAATATATAAAAAGTCACCAGGTCTTACTTCAGGAGAAATATTACTATTATATCCAGTTAAATACTTATTTGCACCAGCAGTAGTATATGTAAATTTTGTTCCTGTTAATTTTCTTTGATCTAATAATCGAACATCCGTAGTAAAAATTACTGTTCCTGTAGTGTTTCTACCTACAATTTGTCTCGTGTCGGAAAATATATATGAATAAGTTCTAGTGATGGTTGCCTTATCAATACCATCAACTGCAATAACTTCTCCGTTTCTAAATTGACCTATAACTCCAGTAAGAGTAATTGTTTGACCAGTAAAAGAAAAACCTGAAGAGACTCTAATGAATCCCGTTGCCCCTGATGTTTTACCGACTACTTGAGAACCAGCAGTGATTGTTGTAGATGTAGACAAGTACAATTGAGTGTGCATTGAGATGTCAAATAAATGACAATTATAGTTATCGTCAACTGTTCCTGTAATTGAATCTGATCCAGATCCATCAATTTCCCAACTTGCAACTCTTGCAATACCAATAATATTACCAGCAATTACACCTCTTGTTGTTGTGTAAGCATCTCTCAATTCTACAATTTGATAAGATGATGCAATATCAGGTCCGCTTAAAACGGGTTGTCCAAATGTATTTGTTGTGACAACATTATTTCCAAGTTCAAATGGAATAATATTATTTTGGAAAGACTTATGTGATCTTGGTTTTGTTGCATCCAAATATGTGGGAGTATCTCTTGTAATTGAATAACCCTTTAGATAAACGCTACCTGGAGAAATTTGAACAGTGTATAAATTATCAGAAGCAGGTAATCCTTTGTCTTGTGTAATTGAACCTGCTTCATAAACACCATTATTGAATCCATCATTCAAGCATTCTCTTACTTTAATATCAAAGGGGCGGATCATGAAATCACCCGCAGTATCATTTACTACTTTAGCAAATCTTTTTTCTAATTCTGAATATTTTGTTTCATCGACTTTTAGCTCTACTTTTCCATTTTTTAGTCGAAGCAATTCATAGAAATTTTTATCAGCATCATCACCAATTTCTTTTTTTACTAAAGATCCTTTTAATCTAAATCTATGAGAACCTGGAGCAGCATAATTTGAAGATCCAGCAGCATTATCGTTTAAACTTGTATCATCTTCTGATGTGATAATGGATTCCGATATCTCAAGTCCAATTCTATATGATGGATTTATACTATACTGATCTAAAATTAAACTTTGATATGCAACATCAACAAAAAATCCTCTAATAAAATATACTCCTGTATTAATGTATGAAATCGAACCAACTTGATTTGCATCAGTTGGAATTAATTGTGCTACTGGAGTTCCAATTTCGATTAAAGTTGTCCCGTAAGTAATTTCAGCATCTACAATAATCTGCTCATTTACAGCAAATTTTGTGATAGTCTTTTCTATACCACCTGCTTCTTTATATTTTACAAATAATGTTATAAATCCTTTATCTGATTGATCTGCAGAAATGGACAGAATAACCTCTGCTTTCACTCCAGTTGTTAGACCAGTTATAGTAGTTCCAACTAATTGAGTTCTATAATTTTCTACGTCTGATCCCAAAAAGGAACTCTGAATTAAAATTGAATCGACATTGTTATCCCAACCAAGTTGGCCGGGTATTACCATGGAACCATCTTTAAATAAATGCGTACCAACACTTTCAACTTGATTTTGTAAGATTGATTGTAACGTTGTTAATTCTCTAGCCTGAATAGGAAATCCTGGTCTAAAAAGAACTTTATAAAAGTTTTTAAATTTATCAAAATCGTCAAAATATGGACTGACGTTCAGGTTGGTGTTTTGTGCCATTTTTTTCTATCCCTGCCTATTAGAATTCAATAACAATTTTAATATCTTCGATTTGATCGTTAGCACGGGAAATCGACTTTCTATTATCTATATAGATGACTTCTCCGCTGTTTCTTTGGATCTCTGAGAATGCATATCCAGATGTAAATTTCATACCCAAATCGTATTCTGTATTATTAATTGTCCTTGTAGAAGTACCTGGAACTGCTGGGAAATTTACATCTGGTTCTCCAGACGCTCCAGATGAAGAACCAACAACAACATTACTTCCAGAAAATTCATTTAATGAACCAATTACTTCTGGATAAATTCCATCAATTTTATTTTGATAAAATTTCAATACTTTAGTTACAGAATTCCAAGAAATCACTCTTCCCCTTGCAGTTATTTGTGAACCACCAACAGTTCTTGTTTGCGTGATTATCTCATCAACAACAAAATTACCTTGAAAAACTGGCGAAAAAATTACTGCTTTTGTTGCACTTAAAGTCAAATCATCCGTCAATTCTTGTGTGTTAAATTTATAAGGATTTAAAATTAATCCAATTCTGCGATAATCATTGTCAATTGGAAAATCTCCAGATCCTTCAGAATATGATAATTTTGCATTAATCATTACTCTAAATGCACCAAGTTCAAATAATGGATTAAAACCGTGGCCTCCTTGAGGCGGAATAATAATATCAATTGAAGCACCTGTTCCAGTTCCAATACCATTAATAGCATCAATAATGATTTTACCAAAAGTATACCCAATTCCACCTGAAGTTACTGTAGCATTAACAATTTTTCCTCCATCAACGACGACTGATACCCTTCCACCAGTACCATCACCAACAATAGCAACATTATCATATGTTCCGTTATTATATCCAGATCCAGATGCTGTGATAATTACAGTATCAATTTCTCCAGATACTGCATTACTAGAAACAGCGGAATCTGTCAGAACGGGAATATAATCATTCGAAAAGAATTTTAAAACCTGAGCAACTGGAATAGTATATATAAATTTCCATCTATAACCGTCTGAAGTGGTTATAATAGATGTTGATGTGCCAGTAGGTTCAACTGTAGAAGGTTTTCCATTTGGATCTGATGGAGAAGTACCATTATAGATGCACTTATAAACTTGATAAGTTGAATTTACAACATAGAAATCGGATTCGTATAAACGTGTTGATCCTGATGCTGCAGTCTTTGTTGGCGAATAATCATGACGATACATGTCATAGATATATCCCAATCCGCCTGTAGTCTTCTCTGGTGGTGTCCAATCTATACGACGGATAACTTGAATAGTATCATTAGATAAAATTCTTTTCAAAGAAATCATATCATCATACAAATCACTATATTCTTCAAAGCTATCAACTGCTTGAGGAGGACTATTTTCGTTTTCCCAAGCTTGTGGTCTTCCAATGAAAACATACAATCTATCTCTATCATCTCCTGCAACAATATCTGTTGCTTCTGGATCTGGACCTGCTAGAGAAGTAATAAATTTTCCTGCCGAATAAATTCGAAATTGATCTGTAAGAAGTGCTGACATTAATTTATTCCAAAATTTTTATATCCATATAATATATTTAGTGATTAAAATTTATCATTTCTAACTCTAGTTAGATAATCTATATGACGAATTCTCCAAGAAGCTCCACTGGTTTCTCCAATTAGTTTTTCGCCACCTAAAACAGCTTGCGCTATCGCATTTTGACCATCTCCTATTATGGTAATACTTGGACTCGATGTATATCCATATCCACCATTTGTAACGGTTATGGATGTTAATTGATCACCAGTTAATGTTGATGTTCCAGTTGCTGTAATCACACCAGAAGAAAATTGTATAGAAGGACTGGTAGTATATGCATTTCCTCTTTCTAAAATAATTACATCAACAACAGTTGAATCATATGAAAATTCATTAAAAAATCCGTCTCCAGTATCATATGGAATAGGATTTTTTACAACTAGTATTTTATTTACTGCGTCCCAAGAAAACACTATAGCTTTAACACCAGAATTATTTCCAGTTACAGTTTCTCCAACAATGAAATTTACACCATTATAATTATCTTGAGATCTTACATCCATTTTAATTTCTATTTTTGCATAGTGTTCCACACCTTCTTTCAATGCTGAAGCATCAATGATAGTTGCTGTTCTTGATATCGCACTAGAATCTCTTATCTGATCTCCCGTTTCAAATAAAGTTGTATTTATTCCGCCAATAACTTCCTCAATACCATATAATGATTCTGGGTTACCACCATTTAAACTAATTTGATCTTCAAAAGTAGTTCCAGTATTATCAATATCAGGAAAACCATCTCCATTTCCATCAAATTCTTCGATGTCTTGGAATTTTTTATTGAATAAAATGGCTAGTGGATCTGTTAACTGATAAATTACTCCACCTTCAAAATCAATTATAATATGTGGTAATCTTGATGTTCCACTAGCATCTGCCGCTCCACCATCAAATTGAGTAGGACCCCTATCACCTGGAGATCCCCCGTCAATAAAAGCTAAATCATCAACTTGGAATACAACAAATAACTCTCTAGTTAATGGGTCCCAGTTATATACTATTGCAATCTTACTGCTGGAATTAGATTCAACTCTAGTAATTCTATCACCAATATTAAATTCAAAGGCACTTAATCCAGTATCAGGATCATTTTGACTTGTATCGAGAATAACTCGTTGATCATACCTAAAATTTAATCCTCGTGAACAACCAGTAAAACGATTTGCATCTTTTCCAATATATCTAATAATTTCTTTTTCTAATAAAAAATATCCTGTGTTTGGATATTTTGTTGTTGATCCAACATAAATTGAGCTATCTGATCTACCAATATCTCGTGTTAATCCAGTAATATCAAAAAGTGCTGAATTGTATGATTGTCTATTTCTTGCTTTCCTTTTAAGAGTTGCTTGTCTTGCGAATACAACATCAGGAGGAGAAGTATATCCCTTTCCTTGTTCCGTAACAATAATACTTACTACACTACCTTGGTTTATAACTGCTTTACCTTTAGCACCAATGCCACCGCCACCAATAAACAAAACAAATGGCGGAGATTGATAAAATTGACCAGGATTTGTAATAGATACATTAGTAGATAATACTCCCTTTCTATCTACATTTGCAATTCCAGATGCACCCGCTCCGCCGCCACCATCAACCGATAAAAATGGTTCTGTCTCATAATTTCTTCCAGCATTTAATAATGCTATACCAGTAATTGTTTTGGGTACTGCCTTTAAAACAGCTCCGATTCCACCACCACCTAGTATTTCTGCTTCTACATCATAAAAATGTTTGTCGCCTGGTTGGGTTACTTGAACATATTCAACACTTCCTGAAGATGTTAGAAATACTTTTGCATCAGCAGGATCAGGAACCTCCTCTCCTTCTGGAACAATAGGTGTAAATTTAATTCTTAAAGGATCATATCCTTCTCCAGAATCTAATACTTTTACAGAAACAATTTTACCATCTATAATGACTGGATTTAAAACGGCATCTCTAACTGGAATACCACAATTACCAATTCTCAAATAGGGAGGTTGTTCTGGATCATATCCAGAACCAGTATCTTCAATGATTACGGAATCGATTCCGTATTGATCATTAAATACTGGTGTAATAATAGCTCC